CTTTTCATCGCGTGCTGTAAGAATTGGATTTGTGCTTTAGTGATTTTGTGCTTTCTGCCACCAACTCTCCCCCTAGCTCTAGCGGCTTTAAGTCCTGCCATAGTCCTCTCCCGGATTAGCTCTCGTTCAAATTCTGCTAGAGCCGCAAAGATCCCGAAGATTAATTTCCCGGCTGCTGTACATGTATCGATATTAGCTCCCTGACCTGTTAGCACCGTGAACCCGATACCTCTATCTGATAGGACTTGTACAACTTCAACTAGATGTTTCAAACTTCGCCCTAGACGGTCGAGTTTCCACACAAGTAGTCGATCTCCCTGCCGAAGGTTTTTTAAACACGCTTCTAACCCTGGCCGGTCTTCTTTTTTTCCCGAGGCTTTATCTGTGTAAATATCATCCTCACACACCCCGGCAACCTTTAGCGCATCTATTTGCAAGTCTAAAGATTGGCGGCCATCATTTTTAGATATTCTCGCATACCCTATTTTCATACTAAAACCTCAAAATACAGCGCTCCACAAACGTGTGTTTATGGAGCACTAGAAAACCACCCTAAATCAGGCTCTAAATCTATCACTTAAGCCGTCTATTATTCTATGCGCCACAAACGTTGTCAAATCTAAGTTTTGGAGCGCTTATTGTGTCGTCACGATCGACGTAAATTAAATAACGAAAAAGCGTTGACAGATAAACGTAAACACGTATAATACTAATTGTCGAATCAAGACACACTAAAACTAAACAGGAAAAGATCATGAAAGCATTTAAAATTGAAAGGGGTAGTGAAATGAAAACCATATCCAAGCTAAATTCAATAGTGCGCAACTTTGCACATACTTCAGTTAGACAAGGATTCCCTCAAGTTCAGATTCCGAGCGACTGCGAATTTACGGATTCCAAGCTAAGTAAATCATATAACATGATATCGGGGTGCGACTTCTCCAAATACCAGAAAGAACAACTTAAAGAGGTAGTGAAATGAACCTGTATAGAGATAAAAAGTTCAATGATTCGAAGTTCAATAGGTCTGCGTTTAATAGGTCGGAGTTCAATTATCCGAAGTTCAATTATTCGAAGTTCAATGATTCGGAGTTCAATGGTTCGAAGTTCAATAGGTCTGCGTTCAATAGGTCGAAGTTTAATAGGTCGAAGTTTAATAGTTCGGAGTTCAATGGTTCGAAGTTCAATAGGTCTGCGTTCAATAGGTCGAAGTTTAATAGGTCGAAGTTTAATAGGTCGGAGTTCGATGGTTCGAAGTTCGCTGAGTCGAAGTTCAATCACTCGGAGTTCAATGGTTCGGAGTTCGATGATTCGGAGTTTAATAGTTCTGAGTTTTATAGTTCTGAGTTTAATAGTTCTGAGTTTTATAGTTCTGAGTTCAATAGTTCTGATTTCAATAGTTCTGAGTTCAATAGTTCGGAGTTCAATAGCTCGGAGTTCAATAGTTCGGAGTTCAATAGTTCGGAGTTCAATAATTCTGTGTTCAATAATTCTGTGTTCAATACTTCGAAGTTCAATGCTTCGAAGTTCAATGATTCGGAGTTCAATTATTCGAAGTTCAATAGTGCGGAGTTCAATAGTTCTGTGTTCAATGATTCGGAGTTCAATTATTCGAAGTTCAATATGTCGAAGTTTAATACTTCGGAGTTCAATAGGTCGAAGTTCCATAAGTCAAGGTTCAATGATTCGGAGTTCAAAGACTGTACATTAACTAGCGTAGATTTCACCGGATCCGATCTTACGGGCTGTAGCTTTCTGGGTTGTACATTTGAGGACGTTAAACTCACACAGGAACAAATAGATAGTTTGAAAACACCGTTAACAGAAGAGCAACTTAAAGGGGTGAATATAGTTGAAGATTAAAAAGTACATAAAAAACAACTACCCAAGCCGCAGACAGTTTGCGCTAGACTGGGACATGCGAGAATCCTCGGCACAGGGGTTGGTAGATGCTAAAAAAGAAGTGCTAGTGATTCAGTACGGGCATGAGACTAAAGTTGTCTCGGTGCTAAAGACTAAGAAATCAAGAATTGATCAAGTGGAGATGGAATTATGAAAGATGAAGATGTTGAATTAGGTCAACACTGTTGGGCGGTGTCAAACGGTAAATTGCTGGTAGTGCTGAAAACTCAGACCCAGGGCTATGAGGTCTGTGGTGCGTGGGAATGTGGCATAGCTGTAGAAGAGCTTGATCTTATTTCTATAATAGAAAAACCACCAGGCTATGCAACCTCTGTGTTGTATTATGACTACTAGGTCTAGGGAAAGTCGATGGATTACTTAAGATTACTAGAAGAAAGCTATAAGACCGAAATGGGTATCCTCCCAGGTTCCGGAAGGCTTGAGTTTATTGCGGTGCATATTTTCGACTTTACTACTTACGAAAGCGAAGTTTCAGCATTGATGGCTAAGAAGGCGCTAGAAGTTTGTGAAGCCATAACTAACCGTAAAACTTTCGACTACATAAGGAGTGCGGAAGGGCATTTATGGTATCTCATTATCGTCAACATGCCCTTTCTCGTGGACAAGTTAGATTGGGGATCGTCCATCCGGAGTGCTTGGTGGGACGTATACGGAGATTTTAGTTTTACTATAAAAAGCTGTGGGCTGTGGTTTTGTGGCAAGCAGCTCACGGTTATGGAGCTGAATGAACAGCAGTGGCCTAAATTCATAAAAGCAATGGTTGTGTTTACTAACGGCGAAGATATGACAGGGCTGGAACGAGAGCAGAGCGATCTGGAGCAGCAGGAGCAGTGCAATGACTAACGGTGAGAAGAGGGCAAAAGAGAATAGACGGGAGCTGTGGATAGGTTGGGGCTGCGGGGCAGGGGCAGGAGAAGCAAAGGCGTAGCGTTTTGAGTATTTACACACTAGACAATGGGACATGCGTGATCAGTGCTAACAACACTTGGCTCCCCGGGGTTTATGAAAATGCTAGGGCTGCTAGGTTCGCATTCAAGCTCAATGACTGTCAGAAGTCAGAATTAAGGGATTACGCAGTTGAAAATTCGGAAGGCATAATCTCTTGGCAAGACATAAAGGACTACAGAGATAAGCTAAAGACGATCACTTAATCTTATCGAAACAACTAACAACTAATAGGTAACGAAAATGAAAGATATAAAAAATCTAATACTTAAGGAAGTTCATGATAAAGCCATTGCCCTTGTCTATTACGACAGAAAAGAAGATGAAGATTTACCATCTTTTTCAATAGAGAAAGCCATAGAATCGGGAATCATTTCTATTGATGATATTGTCGAGGCTTTTAGAATTAACGTCACTGAATTTATCCGTCGATAATCGAAGGGACGGGGTGATTTACAACTGTGTCCAGTGGAGATGGAGCTATGACAGATTTGTCACATGATCACGTTGCGGCCGCATACATAATAGACTGTATTGAAGATAAAGAAGCCCTGGGTCATTTCTACGTAACAGATAAGGCTGAATACGACCCTAAGCTTTTCCATTTCTACCGAGTCATCTTGTCAAATGCTGGGGCAAAGTTTGACAAGATCAAAGTTGAGAAGCTAGTTAATGACTATTTTCGACGCTTGATGGACTCGACAACGCCCCCGGAAAAATAAAGGCCAAGCACTGATACTGTTGGCCAGAAGATGACGTCATTTGATGCGAGCGCCAGCATATTGCTAGCCACTGCTGTCGCGGGGTGACAACCCTCGCCCCCAAGCCCAGCAACACAGGCTATCGCGGGGTGATAAGCATCAAACCAAATCCCCGCAACGCAGTTTAGTGCTAGTATCGCCCAAACAGATATGACAACGAATGCTAAGATGCGTTGCACCACTTTGAAAGGTTCTAAAGCTTCAAGCTGCTTAAGCCCCCACTCTCTAGTCTTGAGTCTGTGCTCTGCTCTTTCTTCTTCGGTGAATTGCTGGTTCCCTAGCCACTCGCCAGCTTTAGCTACTAACCCATCATCTTTATCTAGTATATCGTCTACGGCTTTATCTGTGCCGAACAGCCTACCCAGAACACCCATCTTCTACGCCCCCACCATCATCACCTTTTATTTCTACCCTAAACCCCGGACTAGATAGCCCTCTACCGTCTATCACGTAAAGCCAAGCACTATCACCAACCTTAAATCCACCTGGGTTAAATTCTATTTGTATCTGCCCGTTATCCCAAGATTTGACGCGCTGTATATCTCTAACATTAGAGTCTTGAAGCGTCGCAGCGTTTCCGAGTTCTACGCGAGCAAAACTTCCTACCTGAATGTAAATGTCATCCATCCACACTTTTAGACTATCTAATCCATTGCCTCGATAGTTCTGCCAGATAAACCACCGATACCTTAGATCTGACGTATACGAGTACACGAAAGGATACTTGGATTCTGGGTCACTTGAACTTGACCACATTGACCTTTCAACATTATCATCAAGCCTGACCGTTGCGTTATACCCGTCTTTCTGTCCTTTATTCGAAGTGTGGATATATTGATCCATTCTAACCCAATGATTTTCTACTTCGGGATACTTCCCACCGTAATAGCTCACTGCATTAGAACCCTCGGGGCAGCTGTCGGGTCTTATAATTAACTGGTCTCCATTTCCACCGAACCAGTTAAACATGACCAACTCCGTGCCAGAGTCTTGTATATCGTTGTGGTGGGACAGTCTGAACATTTTCCACTGGCCGGTATCCTCATCGTCAATGTCAAACCTTACCCACCAACTCACAAATACGTCAGTATTTTCTGGGATCTCAGCGCCGTAGTCGTATCGCAAAGATCCATTGTAATCAGAGTCCACAACCCAGGTTTTATCGCCGGATCTAGCATTATCGGAGGTCACAAAAGCAGCCGCATCATTACCGTTACCTTCTGCTATTCTCCAATTCCCAAAGCTCGAATCTTGACCCTCGGCGGTTTGTTCGATGTGGCCGCTAGATCCTCCGACAAACTCAGATACCGATTCATTAACCCCGAAATCTATCCCTGTTAATATTAGTGTCCCACCATCTTTAACATCCCCGTCAACCCCGATGACAGCAGGGTTAGCGGACACATTGAACGACAGCAATATAGTCATGTAAACAGTAACTATAAGCGTTATTACTAAGCTCGTGGTATCCATACGCGATTCCTTAGCCAGCCGTAAACAAAATCTTTATCTTTTTCGCGACGTTCAGCAAGTTCAATATCATAAGCGCCTTGCAAGCAATTCAATGCTTTACACAGTGTGACATCATCATTTCTATGGTTCATATACTGAGTTAAAGCGCTTAATGATTGACCACCCATTAATCCATCAACGTCTAATTCCACATCTTCGACTAAAACGTTTAAAGACCGCTGTAGAAATTTAACAGCCCTAGAGCAGCCCATATTAACCGCTGTGTCCATCATCTCATTAGCAATCAGTTCGGAATGCTTTATAACTTCGTCGCCATCAATCTTATCCCAGTATTCACGCTCATAGATCTCAAACGCTACAGCTCTCGGCATCTCCGACATTTCACCGAAGTAGTCGTTATCTCTGGCCACAGATTCGGTAATCCCGAAATTCGTCGCACCGCCTGAGTCATTGGGGTTATTGACATACCCGCCTTCTAAGCTGATGGTGTGCTCTATGATTTCATTCTTTGTCACGATATTTAAAGCAGCTCCAGCCGAATAGTCGAACAATCCCATAAAATAAAAACGCTTGTATCCAACGCACTAATCGTTTTATCCCTGTAAATTGTAAGGTGTCCTTACGCATTGCAAGCCAGAAATCGAAATCACAGCGCATTCGATCAACACGATCCCCGCCGCGCGTGTAACAACAATCGTGAATACTGCAATCGGCTAAAAAGAACCAATCGAAGAGTATACGTTTTATCCAGCGTGGCATCCATGAAGCGCCACACCCATTACCTTTGAATTTATTCATGGGTTGTAATCGTTCCAGATTTTCATCGCTTGCTTTCGACCTTCTTTTAATGCGGTTTGAAGCTCTTCAACTGTGACCTCATACTTGACATTATCTAGCATGATCCAATGACATATTGGGTAGTTGTAAGTTTGCATAATGTCGATTGCATTGCGTAGGTTTTGCTCATCTTGTGGCCTAGTCTGTATCACTCGACCATCTCCGAAGTCGTAAGTCATCTCACTCAGTAGTCGGTCACGCTTGTGCTTTGGGTTTTCTGTAGGTTCGACGTAAGGCTTTATTACAGCTTCACCGGATTCGATTTGTTTAAGTGCAAGTCTGTAAGCTCTGTTGTGCTCGTCTTTTGGTATTAGCGTACCTCTGTACAGAAGAAACCCAATATTATCTATATATTCAATCATTTTAAAGCCTCGCGTCTGCTACATAATGAAACTGCTGAAAACCTGAGGCGAGGGGGTTCGTTGAGATCTCAAAAACCCCTTCAGTTGAATACTCTGCACCCACCACAGCCAGAGGGTTGCTTTCGGAGGTGTCTTCAACTTCGCCGATCGCGCCGGAGCTAGGTCTGTATATAGTAATTGTTGGGCGAATACGCAAAGACACTGGAAAAGTTACTGTGCCAAATAAAAACCCGCCTTGCTCACCAAAAAGAGGGCTCCTATTTGCTGCTGGATCTCCTGGGATAACTCCCACAGGGTAGCTAGAATAAAAATACCTCTGACACCGAGCCAGATCATCAGCAAACGGAATATACTCAAAGTCAGTCGCTACGGTTCCTACTTCTGACTGTAACAATGCACATGATAGCTCTAAAAACCCTCCTGTGAATCCTATTGGCTCTATCTCAAAACCAACACCATTGAATACGCTAGATGATAAATTGTCATATGTTACACGTACAACATTATCGCCTACGGATAGCGCGACTGGAATTGTATCTTCTATAGATATAACAGAAGACCAATCGTCCGGGATACTTGGTGTTTTATAATTCAAGTTTACTGTAATCGCTTCGTTAGTGTTTATTAGCATCGAGAACGTAACAGATTTAGACGCTAAATAATAAGAATTAAGTGCCTCAATTTTTTGTATCATTGACACTCCAGAAGCACCCGCCTGCGGCTCAATTGTCAAAGATGAGTCAACATCATCGGTGAAGCCCGGGAATTTATTTAGTGTCCGATTCACGAGCGTTGTACCGACTGCAGAAGTAATATCAAACCTATCTGAGGTGGTCACTGTGTTACCGGTTATGCTGAAAGAAGTACCCTCTTGCCAAATTCTAAACTGGCCATTGTCTAGTAAGTTTTTCCGGCCTCCGGCTGTCGTACTTGTAACAAATGGCCTCCAATTTGTCTTGTCACCTACAGGGTCATTATTGGACTGCTCAACGATAGCTTGATAGAGATTCAAGTCCGAACCCTTAACTATCGCACCTATAGGGAAGGTTGTTACAGCATCCCAGATCCCTATGCCTTGCTCATTTAAATACTTAGCTGACTTAGACGCTTCGTTAAAGATCCAATTATGATGCTGATAGACTGGGATCTCATCTCTGTACCCGTCTTCAACTTTACCCGGACTTGATATATCTGGATCTTCTATATCTGCGGGTAGTGCTGCACTTGCCCACACTCGTGTTGTATCTGGCTTATCAACTGCCATGTTTACCCTCGTTTATTTAATAGTCTAATCTGAAGTATAGGTGACTTCTACGCCGAGAGGCTTCGCTAATATCCCCGACTCTAGTAAGTATTTCTCGTTAACTGTTAACTTCCTGCCGATATGTATATCACACGTCATTACACCTTCGGAAAGATCCACAGGGACGTCACCAAACAAAAATTTAACTTGGCTAATCATCTCTTCGGGGTACGTATGGGTATGGTTCTTCGCAATTTTAGCCCGGATATACACTCTATACTCAGGGTCAGACAGCTCTCTAAAACCCGCCGGAGGCTCACCTAGAGATAAGTACCTGCTACCCACAGAGGGGTCATACAGATCACCGTAGCTTTCAGCCTGCGGATGCCCGAAGTACCCGAAGTACGTGAGGCCGTCCGCGTCTATAAAAACCCTTGGCTGTCCTACGATGTCCCCGATCACATCTAAGTCAAAGTTTTCAGCATCATCAATGCTTAAGTTATTAAGCGTATCTTGGAGAACTCCCTCGAGCTCATCCGATTCAGATAATAAAGTACGCAAGTAGTTAATTAGATTAGTAGCCTCTCTAAACTGCGTAGCTAATCGACTTTGTGCTAGATCTGCGTGCTTTATCACTTCGGTCATGATACGACCTCGATATTAGCTATCGTGAAGTGCGAAACTTCTTCTATCCCGATAGCAATATTATCTTGTAAGGCCGGAGGGAATACAGAGCCTATAAGAAGCTCATCAATCTCATGGCCTTGAACTGAGTTTATTGGTGTGTATAAGCGGGTGTATATAACATCATCCCCTACGGAGAAGCCACGCCCTGCTATCAATTCCCCATTTGCATAGTCTACTATAGCCTGTTTAATCAAGTCGTCGCCGTCTGCGGGGTAGTCCGCGAAAGTTGTAACGGTCACTTTAACGTAGATATCGATCTGTGCAGGTCGCGTTAATCTCATAGTATGTGTGATGCCCTGAGAGTCTACAATGTCAATGTCAGAAGTCCCCGCAGGTGTTGAGCCCGTAGATTTTTTAGCCCAGATTGTATCTGCTATCGTCTGATCATCTCCACCAACCACAATGACCTCAAAGGAGTGGGGTGGCAGGCCATTCGCGTCTACCGCGTTCGTATCGTTCTCTAAAATTGTTAAGTTCGTAACCCCAGGGATATTATTTATAGCTGCAAACATCGCGTCGAGTATCGCTTGGGCTCCGGTGCTAGTACTTCTCTGTCTTCTAGCTCGTAGCTCTACGTCTGTCTCTGCTTCGGTTCCTATAAGGCCTTCGGCTACGTTTGTAACTGTTGACCAGCCTACCACAGGGTTATCACCCTGAGCGCTCCATTCTATCGTATCTATAGATGCCGCAGGACACGATATTGCCCCGAACTCTAACCCTCTAGCCTCGACTATCGCAGAGCCTCCGCCGTCAAGGGTTGCTTCTGCTGTAGTCTCATACTTTATATTTGTAGCGCTCGCGCTCATCAGGCTACCCGCAGGGATCACAGCCCCGGGAGTGCCGCCTAAAGTTACATCTGCGGTTGTTCGAGTCGCAGGAAGTCTAGTGATATAGTTTAGCTGTACTAAGCTTGATAGTGCCGCCCCGACAGCCGCAGAAGGGTTTCTAGCATTATATGAAAGCTCTGAGAGTTCCCACAAATTGGCGTAGCTTTCCGACGTTGCGCCATTAACTTGCCCGTCGGGGGATTCAGGGGTCAAGTTTAGCTCTTCCCCAAAAATAGCCTTCATCTCGGCGTTTAATTCTTGTAAAATTACGTCTAAACGCTTTCTAACAAAGCCCTCAGGGGTCACGCCATATTCAGACATTTAAGTATACCTTTTCGCTGTCAATAGTCCCGTAGGTCGTCTCTGCGCTAAATACGATATCACCTTGTCGGGTGTTAGAGTCGAAATTAAACACAAAGCTTGTCAACTTTAGCACTCCCGGAGTGTTTAGGATTCTAGATTTAATAATTGATTCGGCTTCCGCGAGATCCAAAGGCCGTGTAAATATGTTTTGAAACCAAGGTGTACCCGAATTCAGATCTAAAAACCACTCTTCGAGGTAGAACAGTAATCGGGTTCGGACGTGCTGCAATACTTCTGCGGCCTCGTCAGTGACCGCAAAGCGACCGTCTTTTATAAATATATCATTGTGGCTATTGAGCGCTCTAGATATCAAAATGGTGCCCCCACAGGTTGCTCGGAGTTACCTGCCGAGTCATTAGCTTGATTATGTGAGTGCGAGGAGCCCACGTTAACCCCGTTGTTTGTCAAGGCTCCATTGGTATGTAGATCCCCGTTCATCTGTCCCCCTGACCCACCGGAAGCTATGAAGCCCCCAAGCATCGTACACAACCCTGAGATGTTTACGTTACCATTTAAATTAATAGTTGGTGCGGTCTCGTTTATCAAAGTCCCGGCAGTAACATCAATTTGCCCCGCTGTGGCTTCGACTTCAATATTCCCCGCAGTAGCCTTTGCGCTTATGTTTCCTTGATCCGCAGTTACTGAGATATCGCCCGTGCTGCTCGTCGCTGAGATCCCGTTATCGGCTGTAATATCGCAAGTACCGTCAGGGTTTAGCGATAACGTAACATCACCATTGTCATGCTTTAATTGTACACTATCTGGGCTGTAATTTGGTACTTTATTTGGCTT